CGCCGCATGTGGTGGAAGATGGAAGTCTATTCCTACCCGCTGATGATCTGCACTCGTCCTGAAGTGTTGTTCTCTGGTCGAGCTGAGTCGTAACCATGTCAATCGACTGGGACGCGCTGGTGCTCGGCCCGGTGCATCGTACGTTCGGGGAACCGGTGACATATCAACCGGTCTCCGGTCCTGCGAACCCTGCGTTGACCGGTGTTTTCGACGAAGGTTATCAGTCCAGGATCGAACTTGAGGACGGGTCGGTTTCCTGGACGACGCAGGCGCCGACATTGGGTATTCGCCTCGCTGAGTGGGGGGGCGCTCCCCAGCAGGGCGAAACGGTGACGATTCCGAGTGTTGGGAAAACCTTCATCGTCGTCGACGCCCGTCCTGACGGTCATGGCGAGATCCGGTTGATTCTGGGGAGCGTGTCATGACGACATCCTCAGATTTGCGCGCAGCGGCTGTTACGGCGCTGACCGGAGCGACCGCAGCGGGCGGCAACGTCTTTTCCCCTCGCACCTGGCCAACATGGAACGGCTCTTACCCCGTTTTGTTCGCAACCACGCCGGATGAATCCGGTGAATCACATGGGCGCACCAGTGCGCCGCACTTTACCGTGACGACGACCCTCAAGGTCGTGGCGCGCGTACAGACCGCAATGAAGCCGCATGACGCAGGCGCAGCCGATGCACTGGTCCAGCTGGAGCTGATACGCGATGAAATCAAGGCCGTGGTCATCAACGCGCCGAACTTGATGCCGCTACTTCAGCAGTTCGCCGCTTTCCGCTGCCACATGGAAGTGACCGAGGAAGGGGGCTTTCACCTGGGCGAGCTGGTAGTTGAAATCGACCTGGAGTTCTACCAGGGACCGGATTGCTTTTATCAAGATCCGGGCATTCCGCTCGCAGCTATTGGCGCCACCGTTGTCCAGCCATCCGGCACTGCCGCACCGACGTTCTCAATTTCTCTCCCCCAATCGTAGGAGGTCCATATGTGGGTTAAGCCCGCTCCTGGTCTCAAGGTTCGCGACCCCGATACCAAGCAGTTACTGCCCGAAACGGGCATCGAAGTGCCGGATGATTCGATCATCTGGAATAAAATACTTAACGATGGCGACGTGGTTAAATTTTCGCCGCCACTGACCACGCAAGGGAGTACTGAATGAGCTCGGTACCCTTTCGCATCATCCCGTCCGCTCTGCGCCTGCCCGGCGCTTTTTTTGAGCTGGACAATTCTCAGGCCAATACCAGTAGTGGTGGCGCTCAGCGCACGCTGATCGTCGGCCAGATGCTGAGTAGCGGTATCGCTACGCCAAATGTCCCGATCATTTCGGGCGGTGTGGGCGATGCGCAGAATCAATTCGGCGCATCCTCCCAGCTGGCCAATATGGTCAGTATGTACCGTAACAATGATGCGTTCGGCGAGGTCTGGTGTTTGCCGGTGTCGGATGGTGTCGGCTCTGCGGCGGCGACCGGTTCCATTGCCTTCTCCGCACCCCCTTCGGCGGCTGGCGTGATCGCACTATATATCGCCGGCACCGTGGTTAATGTGCCGGTGACGGCTGGTCAGGCAACGGCATCGATCGCTACGGCGGTGGCTGCGGCGATTAACGCGATCGCCATGATGCCGGTGACGGCGAGCGTGAACGCTAGCACGGTGACGCTGACGGCGGATAACAAGGGGCTGTGCGGTAACGAGATTGACATCCGGCTCAATTACTACGGCACCTCGGCGGGTGAAGCCACGCCAACCGGGCTGACGTACGCCATCACGGCGCTATCTGGCGGCGCGGTCAACCCGTCGCTGACTACCGCGCTGGGCAACTTGGGTAACACGACGTTTGACTTCATTGTGTCGCCCTATACGGATACGCCAACCCTGACGTCATTGCAGCAGTTCCTTAATGACCAGACTGGCCGTTGGTCCTGGATGCAGCTGCTCTATGGTCATGTGTTTTCCGCGTACGCGGGAACCTATGGCGGTTTGACCACGTTCGGCTCTGGCTTAAACGATCAGCATAAGTGCGTAATGGGTTTCTATGGCAGCCCCACGCCGAGTTGGTTGTGGGCCTCCGCAATTGCTGGGCAAGTGGCGGTCAGTGTACGCGCCGACCCGGGTGTTCCGGTGCAATATCTGCCGTTGGTTGGTGTCCTGGCGCCGCCGTTGGCTAACCAGTTAATTAAAAACCAACGCCAGGCGTTGCTGTTTGACGGCATCAGCACCTTCATTGTCGAGGCCGATGGCACGGTACAGATCGAAAACCTGATCACGACTTACCAAACCAATGCCGCCGGTGTTCCCGACAACAGTTATCTGGAAATCGAGACCATGTTCCAGCTGATGCTGGAGATCCGTGTGCTGGAGGCGGATTTTCTCAGCAAGTTCGGCCGCTGCAAGCTGACCAGTGATGAATCGAGACCGGCGCCGGGGTCTGGCTTGGTTGCGCCCAAGACGATCTGGAGCAACATCGTCGCGCTTTACCAGGAGCGGGAGCGGCTTGGATTTGTCCAGAACAGCGCCGAGTTTGCCAAGAAGCTGGTGGTACAACAAAACGCCACCAACCCGAATCGGGTGGACATTCTTTGGCCTGGCACACCGGTCAACCAGATGCGCACCTTCGCGACCCTGGTGCAGTTCCGCCTCGCCTGATCGTAAATCGAAAGCCGCCTTTGGGCGGCTTTTCCCATTCTGGAGGACAACAGCATGTCCGGTAATGCTATTGCAGGTAGCGTCGACCTCACCGTCAACGGGACTACCTATCTCATGGAGGGTGATTGCAAATGGTCGCCCAACTCCTGGAAAAAGGAGACGCAATCCGGTCTGGATCGCGTCCACGGTTACAAAAAGTCGCCGTGCGCGCCCTTTATCGAAGTCAGCATCCGTGATAGTGGCGGTCTGACTGTCGCTGACTTTGGCGATATGGATGGCGTCACCGTCACCCTGGTGCTGGCAAACGGTAAAACCGTGATTGGCTCCGGCATGTGGACCGTCACCCCGCAAGAAGTCGATTCCGCCGAAGGGAAGTTCACTGTCCGCTTCGAAGGTCCGACCGATTCAGTAACCGAAGTCACTGCGAGCTAAACATGGAACTTCAAGACACCAAGACGATTACCCTGCGTAAGCCCATCACCGTGGGCGAACAGACGGTCACCGAAATCACCTTGCGCGAGCCGACTGCCGAAGAAATCGGCCGCGCTCAAGACAAGGCGACGAATAACACCTTCGCCACCATCAATCTCGTCGCAATCGTCGGCGGGGTCTCGCGTGCGGTTGCCGGGAAGCTCTCGCAGCGCGATTTCATGGAGGCGGCGAATTACCTCGCACTTTTTACCGAGGACTCCCCACAAACTGGCGAAGCGTTGTTGCCGATCTAACCAAGTTCTACGGCTGGGGTCCAAAAGACGCTTGGGGAGAACCCGTCTCCCGGCTGATGTGGTGGTTTAAAGAAGCGCAGAGGATGACCAATGGCGAATAAGCTCGAAATCCTCATCACCGCCACCGATAAGGCGACCGCGGTGATGAACCGCGTCAACGATCGGGTCGACCGCATGACCAAGCCGTTCAATGCGCTTGGCAAGACGATGGGGGATTTTTCCAAAGCATCCGGGCTGAGTAATGTTGGCAAGGAATTGGGGAAGATCAAAACCGTTGCCGGTGATGTTGCTTCTAAAGTCGCGAGCATTCTCCCGCCGCTGGCGGCTGTCGCTGGCGTAGCCTCGGTGGCGGGGATTGCCAGCATGGCCAGCGCATGGGGTTCAGCCGGAGCCGAGATCGACCGGACTGCTGGCGTCATTGGTATTGGCACTGGTCGCTTGCAGGAACTCCGCGGCGCTGCGCGTCTTGCGGGGCTCTCTGCGGATGATATGACCGGCGGTCTTAAGACGCTGGGCGCGACGCTAGAAGATGCGGTGACAGGGCGCAATCAGACCGCAGCCGGTGTTATGGCGCAGTTCGGCATCCAGTTGCACCGGACGCGCGACGGTGCTGTCGATACCAGCCGCGCGTTTCTTGATGTCGCTTCCGCGATGAAGCGGCTGCATGGTAACGCCCAGGCTCAGCAGCGTTTCGCCTCGATCTTTGGTGTTGAATCGCTGCTGCCACTGCTGCAGAAAGGCGGGGCTGGCATTGAGGCTTACGCCACTCAATTCCGCCAACTCGGCGGCGTGATGGGGCCGGAGCAACTGGCGCAAGCGCAACACTACAACGAAGGGCTGATCAAACTCGATATCGCGTTCGATAAGATGAAATGGACTGTTGGCGCTGCACTGGTGCCGACGCTGCAGAAGCTGGTGGATTGGGTTGCCAAGATCGATTGGGACAAAACGACCCGCTCGATTGAACGTACGATCGACCGGGTGCAATCCATGGTGGAATGGCTGGGCGGATGGAAACAAGTATTGATTGATATTGCCGCCGTCATGGGCGTGCGCTTGATAGCCAGCATTGGTTTATCAATCATCAACATCGGTCTGATGGCCGCTGAATGGCGGGCCGTATCGCTCGCTGCGGCGGAAGCTCAGGCCGCGCAG